TTTCACTCGTGAGTCATCACAGGCTCCTGACTAGAAGTATTCTAGAAGGGATGATAAACGATACGGATCTGATGTTTCGACGTTATGTCTTAAGCCCCTCATTTAACAAATGACAAAGGCTTCTACGTGTAATTAGAAGTAAATCCTTCTAATATTCGTAGAGACATCAGCTCTCCGTACTGAATATCTTTAGCTTTAGATTGATTCTTTCTGCTATTAGGAAACCAACATGACAACGCCTCTTGTTAATGAGAATGAACAGGTAATGGCTCCTACTCACTTGTACACGAAATCCTGTACAGGGCCGTTAACGTTAATTACGACCTTGAATAGGCTTCGGTACCAGCGTACTAGGGCACGACCTGCTTCTCTAAACAATCCGCGAGTTCATGGATGGAGAAGTCCATCTGCTTGGAATTCTACTGCAGAACATACCAACCCAGTGCCTGATATCCTATGTACTAACCAAAACTACGGCGCTTGTACTGGTGGAAATCACCAGGATCAAGAGTTCGAAGGTGGTTATTCATGGAATGGCTCAATAAGTGTTTTACCGACAGTACCGACCTGGATGGTCAATTCTGCGGTAAGCAGGGCGCTTCTGGAACTGAAGAACCAGAACGTCAACTTAGCTCAAGCATTTGCCGAGCGGAAGCAATCCGAAGGATTGTTAACTTCTGCTTGTCAACATATCGCCGATGGAGTCAAGTCCTATCGCAGAGCTCACACAAAAGGTGTGTGGTCTGTGATTAAGGGCGAAGGCTCCAGAGACGGACGAGGCGGCTGGCGGCGTATGCCGCAAGACTGGCTCGAGCTTCAGTATGGGTGGAACCCACAAATGCAGGACATTTACGGTGCCTGTGAAGACATCAGTAAACGATCTGACACACCCCTATACTTTAGGGCGCGTGGCAATGTCAAGAATATTTCTACCAAATTTTGGCAGAAAGCTGGTCCTGATGGCTGGACTTATAATGTAGTCGATACCATCGAACAGACTAGTAGAGTTGTTCTCTACTATGATCTTGACAATCCTGTTGTGGCGAAGTTTTCGCAGTTGGGTTTAACCAACCCTGCTGCGTTAGCGTGGGAAGAGTTAAAGTACAGTTTTGTTATCGACTGGTTTATTCCAGTTGGTAACTGGCTCTCTACCCTTGACGCCGACTTCGGTTGGAAGTTCAAGGCGGGTGCTAGGACTGACTTTACCCGAGTGAAGGGGAGAACGATTGGTATCGAACCTAATCCTGGTACGTCAACCTTTTTTCGCTCCATTAGTGGAGACGATTATAAGTATGACGGAATCAGATTTGGTCGCGCTATCTATCCATCCTCTCCATGGGCTGGTGTCCCATCCTTCAAAAATCCACTAAGTAGCAAGCATATAGCTAACGCTTTAGCGTTGCTTGTGCAAGCTTTTCGTTGACCTTTATGATAGGATTTTTCCTATGGCAGCTCAAGCGAACATAACCTTAAATACTAAGGTTTATGCATCGGGTGGTTCCAATGATGGAACTGCTACCTGGGTCGACCGATCAGCTGGCGTTGGTGGAGGTTTCTCCATCGTCACTGAAAAGTTTGATCCGACCGCGAAGGGAGGACTGGTTCAGCGTATGCTGTTCACGTTGAACCTCCCTGTGGTGTCGGCGACGGATACTGCTTGTGCCTGTGCTGGTGATGTTTTACGGACGTCGTCCGCTCAACTCTCCATCTGGGTACCGCAGAATTCGACTTTGGCGGAGCGTACAGATTTCTATCTACGGATAAAGGATCTTGTGGCATCGACTCCATTTTTGAATGGTGTTGAAAACCTCGATCCTACATACTAGATCGAAAGCCTAGTATGTCCTTCGATAGACGTCCTATTGTGCCTCGTAAGAAGCTCAATAGAGTACCTCCCTTCACTCCTGGAGTATCCACGAATGAAAACCAAATCGTACATAAACCGAATATCGGCCATGTACGGCCGTCATCTCGCAAGTGCGTCTTTTGCGATCGCTTCAGAAACTTTTTTAAGTTTAGGTAGCGATATCGGCAGGAAGTTTGATCAGTACCTTAGTGGTGCTGATCATTCTCCAATAGTTGATTATGAGTTAGATCCTAACTCGTACAACTGTTCCGATTCTTTTCGTGACGATTACTTAGTTGTCGAGCTTCTTCGCAAATATCCTTATTTGCGTTTGAATGTCGACCGCGAAGCAGTAGCTCTCGAGAAGTTCCGTAGTGCCGAGAAGCAATGTTCAGAGACGAATCTTCGTCTAGCACGCAACGTGTCAAGTATTTCATCCTTGTACACGCCCGATTCCATCCTTTCGATGGCTCGGTTAAAGATTGCAGCTATTCTCGGCCCATTTTCATGGGACGAAGCTGAACCGTACTTTGGTTTTGGGCCTGGTTCTACAACCAGTCTCCCTAAACGCAAAGGGGATGCGTACTTCAAATTCGGCGGAGCTTCACAGCTTCCGCAGGTGACGAAGGCATGCTCTGTTCTCGGGCTATGCGCCCTTAAGCGCATTCCCAGGTGGTTTTCCTACCTGTCCGGCCTTGCTGGAGAGACCCCTGAAGCAATATCCCAGCTTTCTGTTGAAGAACAGATTAATAAGCTGATGATTATTGTTCCGGGGAACAGAGTTACTACCGTACCCAAAAGTGCGAAGACAGACCGTGTGATCGCTATTGAGCCCGATCTGAATATGTTTATTCAGAAAGGAATCGGTCGCGTGATCCGACATCGTCTTAGGAGGGTAGGGATTGATCTAAATGATCAGTCACGAAACCAGGACTTGGCTCGTGAAGGTTCCTTAAATGGAACATTGGCGACCATTGATCTTAGTAGTGCTTCTGATACTGTCTCACTGAGATTAGTTGAAGAATTGCTCCCTCATGATTGGACCGATGCACTTAAGCTATGCAGAAGTCCACGCGGCACTTTACCAAATGGTGAGTTAATCACTTACCATAAGGTCTCGAGTATGGGTAATGGTTTCACCTTTGAACTCGAGAGCCTGATTTTCTGGGCTCTTTGCTCATCGGTGATATCAATATTCAACCCGAGTGACCATCGTCTTACGGTTTATGGAGATGACATAATATTGTCTTCCTCTATATACCATACCGTTACATGGGTTTTGGAGTATTGCGGTTTTACCGTCAATGCAAAGAAATCCTTTTGTAATGGACCATTCCGAGAAAGTTGCGGTAAGCACTTTTTCAATGGGGACGATGTTACACCATTGTATATTCGTGAGAATATACAATCTCCAGACCGCATGATATGGTTCGCCAATTCAATACGTAGATGGGCAAGATTTGCCACCTATGGATTGGATGGTCGATTATATCGTGCATACTCCTACACCGTCAATCTTCTTCCGAAGATTCTTCGACGGCCAACTATGCCTGATCTTAATGATAAGGGAGCTCATTTATCAGATATCGCCCTTTTTGGGGATTTTGATGAGTGTCTTCCTAACCGTTCAAGGTTCTTGCAATGTTGGGTAGCCGTAGGCGTTGCTGATCAAACAGCAACGTTTGAGCCTGGTGAAGTTCCTTATCTACTTCGCCAACTCTATAACCTTGAGACCCGTCATCTGACGGCTTCTGGCTATAGGTCTTTAGTTGGTGAAAAGATAAAGACTGGTGCGTCATCTGGGGTCCCTAAACAAGACCACAGAAGACGGTGGAAGATTATCAAACTTCCACTAACGCGGTGGGAAAGCTACGGTGCCTGGTTAGCACCGTAACCTTCTTTGGCCAGAAGTCCTTTGGCCTGGGTGCCGGGGTGTATCTCCG